TTAGCAGTAGACATTGAAACAGATGGCCTTGATGCCAAAGAAATCTACTGCGTAGTAGCACGAGACTTAGATGAAAAGAGAACCTATACATTTACACCCAATACTATTGAGAACTGCAAACAACTCTTGGAGTCGGCAGACATTCTGGTGTTTCACAATGGCGTGTCTTTTGATGCTCCCGTTCTGAAGCGCCTGCTCAATATCAACATACCCCTAGACAAGATACGTGATACACTTATCCTGTCACAGATGACAAACCCTGTGCGTGAAGGCGGTCACTCGCTTGACGCATGGGGTAAGTCTCTGGGGTATAAAAAGATTGAGTTCAATGATTGGTCTGGCTATTCAGATACAATGTTGAAGTATTGTATTCGTGATGTAGAGATTACAGAACGTGTATACAACGCCTTGATACCAGAACTTAAACGCTTCTCACCACGTAGCATCCGCCTAGAGCATCAGGTTCGTGCAATCGTAGACCAGCAGGAGCGTAACGGCTTTGCACTCAATGTTCCTGCCGCTATGCAGTTAATGGCTCGCTTATCAGACGAAGCCTCGAAGATTAAGGAACAACTACAACATAAGTTCCCACCGATTATCGAGGTTCGTATATCTGAAAAAACTGGTAAGCGTTTGAAGGATAAGGTGACTGTGTTCAATCCCGCATCACGCAAGCAGATTGCAGAGCGTCTGTCGGAGTTGGGCTGGAAGCCTCATGCCTACACAGAAAAAGGTCAAGCCATTGTATCAGAGGATGTGCTGTCAAAGGTTGACATACCCGAAGCACAAATGGTCGCACGCTTTCTCCTCTTAGAGAAACGTGTCTCACAAATTAAATCTTGGATAGAAGCAGTCGGTGATGACGGGCGTGTACATGGTAAGGTGTGGACGCTAGGCACAATCACTGGTCGCATGACACATACCTCGCCCAACATGGCGCAGTGTCCTGCTGTTTACTCACCATACGGAAAGGAATGCAGAGATGTCTGGACTACTCGAACCGTCACTGATAGCATTGGTAATAGTGTACTTCTGGGTTGTGATGCGTCATCGCTAGAGTTGCGAATGCTGGCACACTACATGAACGACAAAGACTTCACACGTGAGGTTGTTGATGGTGATGTGCATACAGCTAATCAGAAAGCCGCAGGATTACCAACACGAGACAATGCCAAGACGTTCATCTATGCCTTCTTGTATGGTGCAGGGGCAGCTAAGATTGGTAAGATTGTAGATGGTACAGCCAAAGATGGTAAGAAATTAATTGATAAGTTTTTATCCAACATGCCTGCACTCAAGGCGCTGCGTAGCAAAGTAGACAAGCTTGCATCACGTGGTTATGTGCTAGGTATTGATGGGCGTGTGTTGCAGATACGCTCTGCACATGCAGCACTCAACTCCCTACTCCAGGGGGCAGGTGCAATCGTCTGTAAGGAATGGCTCAAGCACATTATCATACAGGCAACAAGACGCAAGCTCGATTTCAAACTCGTTGCGAGTATTCACGATGAGTATCAGTTCGAGGTTCGCAAAGACCACGCCGAAGAACTTGGCGAGGTTACAAAGCTGGCAATGAAACTAACAGAGCAATCGCTCAAGGTTCGTTGCCCTCTCGACAGTGAATACAAGGTCGGGAAAACGTGGGCAGAAACCCACTAGAAAAAAAGTGTTGACATTTGATTCCAGATGTGGCACTATATAGTGGTCGTTGGCAATACTGTCACGACATGACAACCAAAACGAAAGGTAAAACGAAATGACCGTAGTAAAAGGTAAAGCCTATTGGGCATCAGTACAACAACCGAATACAACTTACGAACCTGAATGGGGCATTGACATCCTTGTGGATGACAACAACCGTGCAGCGTTTGAGGCAGATGGTGTTACCATCAAGAACAAAGATGACGAGCGTGGTGATTTTGTCCACATTCGCCAGAAGGTAGCACGCCGTGATGGTTCACAGAACGAAGCACCGTCAGTAGTGGACACACAGAAGCAACCCTTCACAGGACTTATCGGTAACGGCAGCACTGTGAATGTAATGTACACGCCGTTTGCGTGGGAAATGAATGGCAAGTCAGGTGTCTCGCCATTGCTCAAGAAAGTTCAAGTCGTTGACTTGGTTGAGTATAAAGCAGGGGAAGACTTCGATGTCGAAGATGGCTTTACTGCTGCACAAGCACCGTCAGCTAATAAAGAAATGAATGACGAAATTCCTTTCTAGGTAGTTGATAAGCACGGGAGCGGCATCTACATTTGGCCGCTGGAGATAGCTGCGAGGGTGGGAACGCTATCACTTATACAGGAGATTAACATGATGACAGATTTACCAGTGCAGCTGGTGTTGTTTTACTTCGCAGTCGCAGGCTTCTTTTTCGGGTGGGCTTTCCCACGGGGCAAGTATCTAAAAGCCTTTCAATTGCGGCTACTTAAAGCACTTCACAACTTCTTCGCAGATGAAGAAGAATACATTGCACACAAAGCAGAACGCCTTCGCAAGAGGGTACGGCGTAAGAGCTAGGACACGTAGCTCAACTGGATAGAGCAGCAGACTTCTAATCTGCAGGTTGCAGGTTCAAGTCCTGCCGTGTTCGCCAACGAAAGGATTTAACATGAGCAAAACATTAGACACACTTATCCCAGACATTTATGACATGCTTGAACAAGGTACTGATGTTGAGCAGGCGCATGTTAAGGAAGCCCTTGATGAGGTCGGCAGTCTTGTGCGAGAGGCTGTCGAAACCATACTCCGTGAAGGTCAGCGTGAAGGTGCATCACACCTACGTCTGTCTTCAATCGGCAAACCAGACCGTCAGATTTGGTACGGAGTACAAGGCGAAGAGGGAGAGTCCATCAACGGGCAGACCAAGATTAAGTTCTTAATGGGTCATGTCCTTGAGGCTCTCCTGATTTGTCTCACTAAAGCATCAGGCCACAAGGTAGAAGAGGCGCAGGATACCGTAGAGGTTGAGGGTGTGCTTGGACATCAGGACTGTGTGATTGATGACGTACTGGTTGACATCAAGTCGGCATCGTCATTCGCATTCAAGAAGTTTAAGGAAGGCAGGCTGTCAGAGGATGACCCGTTTGGCTACATTGCACAGATTAGTGCCTATGCCACAAAGAACAACCGCAAGGAAGCCGCCTTCTTTGCTATTGACAAGAACAGCAGTGAGCTTTGTATCTTGCCCGTCCACGACATGGAGATGATTGATGCCCCCGCCAGGGTAAGGCATCTCAAGAATGTAATCGAGGGCGAACAAGTTCCAGCCCGTTGTTATAGTGACGCAAAAGATGGGGAGTCAGGCAACCGCAAGCTGGCGATTGGCTGTGTGTTCTGTCCTTATAAAAAGAAATGCTGGGCTGATGCCAATGGTGGTGCTGGCCTTCGTGCATTCAAATATTCTAACGGCGTAAGGTATCTAACGCAGGTAGCAAAGACACCTCAAGTCGAAGAACTGGAGTTATGAAAAGAAAAAAATATAATCACGAATACAAATCCAATTCAGAATACGAGGCAGCACAGCAGCTTCACAAACTAAAGATAGCTTTCGAGTATGAGCGTGACACATTACCGTATGAGTGGCGTGAGGATAAGAAGTATACACCAGACTTTTTCCTACCCAATGGGGTTGTGTTAGAAGTCAAGGGGCGCTTCATGGCAGAGGACAGGAAGAAACACCTGTTCATTAAGAGTCAGTATCCCGATGTTGATATTCGCTTTGTCTTTGACAACCCCTATCGCAAGCTATACAAGGGCGGCAAGATGACCTATGCAGACTGGTGTACCAAGTACGGCTATCAGTTCTGTAAATTAAACGAGGGCATTCCAAAAGAATGGCTTGACAAATAAGATGTCCAGTAGTAAAATAACAATTCATCTGGACGAGTTTAGACCAGACTCTTCATCACCTGAACAGACACTGTTTCTATGTGTCCTCCTTCAGGCGTTGCTAGATGCGACAAAGAAACCCTATAAGGGTGAGCCTTCAGAGGCACGCATCGAAAGGGACAGGGCGACAGCATGGTTCTTTGCTTCAATAGGAACTACCGCATCAGACTTTGAAGAGGTCTGTACCAATGCGGGTGTTGACCCGAACTACATGAGAGACTTCGCCTATAAGGTGTTGCATACAGGAGAAATTGAATATGTCAGAAAACGAATTAACGCAATCCTTGGACACTAAGTTTGGATACACCCAGACACCAAGCGATGACCCAGTAAACAGCCCAGCACATTACAACCGCAAGGGTGTGGAGGCTATCCAAGCCATTGAGGCAAGCATGTCACCCGAAGAATATCGTGGCTACCTCAAGGGCAACTGCATGAAATATCTATGGCGATACCAATACAAAGGCAAGCCTGTGGAAGACTTAAAAAAATGTCAGTGGTATCTCGACAGGCTTATTGCTTCCCANGAACAACTGTAGTATAATTGGAGTCTTCGACTAATGAAAGTATCATTGATTGATTTTATGGGCAGCGACCTCACCGTGGTAAACGCTGCCCGTGTTTCCTTTAACAAGGAATCAGAGCGGGTCAAGGTGGGAAACCATCTCGACCTTACAGAGAAAGACCAGAAGCTTATCAGTTACTTAGCTGACCACGCCCACTGGTCGCCCTTCTCACATTGCTTCTTGCAGTTTCGTATTGAAGCACCCCTCTTTGTGGCACGACAGCTAGTCAAACACCAAGTGGGACTGGCTTGGAATGAAGTCAGCCGCCGCTATGTGGACTATGAGCCTAAATTCTACACACCTAAGATGTGGCGGAAGCGTGCAGACAATGTAAAGCAGGGCAGTGCAGACAAGAAGATACCGTATGACATACGCCCCTTCATGCAAGAGGCATTGAAAACATACGACAACA